CAAATTTGGGCAGCTAAGTTGTAATGTTTGAGCGGCTACTATAGTGGATATTCGTCCACCGTCAGTAAGATCTAATACCATACCACCTGTTGCATATGAATCACACATACCAAATGTTACGCCAAAGACCTTTGTTTTTACTTTACTGGTTGTTAATGAACTAAAAGATCCATCTTTGTAGACCCCTGTTGCATCCCAATCAGTTGTATCTATTACTGTCGCCATCTCAATCGCCTATAATCTTATGTCTCGGATTTTACCTTGTGAAATGAAGTGTCTACATACTGAGTCGCCCATTGTTCTAAACAATCCTTTCTCAACAAATGCGTTGTTGATGAATGGATAGCCAGGTGTTCTACGAGTTGCCTCATAGTACTCTGTTGGTATGCTTATCATGATACCTATTCTTGGATATCCATATCCTTCCGTATCAGATGTATCAAGTGCAAATAGTCTACCTACTTCGGCAGCATCGTCTGCATTGCTTGGTGCATCTTTAGTTGGGATGAATGGAACTCCGTAAACTGAATCGATATGAATACCGACTCCAGTACCTTTGAAAGTTTGAATACCGTTTACATCAATTTGTACTAGTTTTTCGTTGTATATGTTTGGAATACGAACGGAACCCATGTACAATCCTTGTAGTTCAGTATAAACTTGGTGAGAACCTAAGAATACATTTGGGTCTTTACCAGCAGCAATTCTAATATCTTGAGGAAATTGTCGAATTACATCGTCAGTTAATACACCATTAACATCTATTGTTCCAGAAGGTGATTTTACAGTTGAATCAAAAGTAGTGTCACTGTCTCTATCAATAGTTGCATTTGCTTTCCATGGGTCATAAGCATCAGTATATTCTCCTCCCAATAAATCTTCTTCAGCAGAGCTGGAGATAATTCTATCGAGTGATTCGAATGATTTGGTGCCTGTCCATGCGGACGTTAATGTTCCGTCGTTGGTTGGTCCTTCAACATCTGCTAAAAGCATACGATTAAGTAGCTCTTTGTGTTGGACTGCCATGAATAGCCTGTATGAACCAAGACCTCCCCATATGTCGTCCTTAGAATGTGTTGCTAACCACTCCATTACCTCTGAGGTACTGAATGGTAGTTGTACAGTCTTTGGTCGAACATCTAGTTCTACTAGGTCTGGTTTAATGGTGTCTGCGATTAGTCCACTTTCTACTGTTCCACCGAATGCGTTGTTATTTGTACCGTCCCCTACTGGAGCAATATCGGTAGTTTGGTCGAGTAACGCATCTGCTTTAGATGTGATAACCCTCCATCCCGATTTGTCCCATGGGTACTTTGGTAAAATACCAAATGCGTTGGCTTCAAGGTTTAGTTGAGCCCATGCATATGCACCGAAGATAGCGTTGAAAACTCCCTGCGTAGATGTAGTTACTGGGCTATCGGCTTTTCTTAAAAGATTTCTATTATAACCATAATAGATTGCTTCAAGTTCGTCGATAGTAGTTACTTTTACCATATCAGTTGTTCCTCCACTTCTTGACGTGATGGTGTGTAGAACGTGCCTTTTTTAATCTCGTCAGCTACTTTATTCAATTCGTCGTGACCTACTTCGCGAGCCATTTTAAGTAACGGTGAGTAATCCTCACGTACACTCTTAATGATTTGCTCTAGTACGCCTTCGACTGACGTTCCACCTTGTGGTGTACTTGTAGTGAATTGGTTTTCTTTAGCGACTTCGATTCTTTCTTCAGATTTAGCTACTGGAACTGTTTCAGTTTTTTGCTGCATAGATAATCCACCTTTGTCTCCTTTAGGGGAGTTGCCAGGTGAGGCTTCTCTAATACCAGCTTGGATACTGTTTGATTGATATTCATCTGGTGCTTTGATTTTAGCTCCAATGTCTTCCTTGTCGTCAGTTTTTGGTTTGGCTTCAAGTGTATTCATTGGTTCTAGGGATTTAATTTTCCCTTCAATCTCATCGAATTTCTTGCTGATTTTCTCATCAAGTTTTCCGATAACATCAGTGATACCTTTCAAAGTATCTTCAACTGCTTTGTTAGTCTCCGTTACAGATTCTGGTGCTTTCGCAACTTCCTCTGTTTTTGGAGTCTCAGTTTTGATAACTTCATCAGGTTTGGTTTCTTTTGAAAC